GCGACGGCAAAGAGCGTCGTGCCTGCGGAGCATATCCGCAGGCGGTCGCTTCCTAACTAATAAAACCGAGACGCACTTTGTCTGGATGGGCGGTGCGGCTTGCTCCTACGTTGAGGGGACGCGTCAGCACAACCGCTGGCGTGATCCCGAACACAGGAGTCTCGCCCCGTGGACAAGATCAAGAAGTTGCTCGATGAACTCGCCGCTGTGGTCGCCGAGATGGAAGCGATGAGCGAGGCTCCCGCCGAAGGTGACGCCCCCGCGATGACCGACGAGCAGCAGAACTCGCTCCGGTCGCTGGAGCAGCGTGCCGACAAGATTCGCGAGCAGGTCGAATTCCTCCAGCGTGTCGCTGAGAAGGAGAAGGAACTGCGGGCTGTGCTGGAGCGTGCCGCTCCCGCGAAGGTGGTCGAAACCGTCGATACCCCCGAGGCGAAGGAAAACACCGTGGAAAAGCGTCATTTCGCGATCCCCAAGGCGAACGGCAAACTGCGTGGCTTCACCGGCCCGAACGCCGAGGAGCGTGCGTACCGCGCCGGTATGCACCTCAAGGGCTTCATGCTCGGCGACGAGGAGGCCCGTCGGTGGTGCCGCGATCACGGCGTTGAGGCCCGCGCTCAGGCCGGTGGCATCAACTCGCTCGGTGGCGTCCTCGTCAGCGACGAAATGTCATCCGAGATCGTTCGCCTTGTCGAAGAATTCGGTGCCTATCCGCAGTACGCTCGCCGCGTCTCGATGAACAGCGACACGCTCGTCATCGCCCGCCGCACCGGTGGCCTGTCGGCTCGCCCCATCGGCGAGAACTCGGCCCCGGCGACTAGCGACGTGACGTTCGACAACGTGCAACTCGTCGCGAAGATTTGGGGCATCGACAACCGTGTCCCGAACTCGCTGCTGGAAGATTCCGTGATCGACCTCGCCGACGCGATGGCAGTCGAGGTGGCTCAGTCCTTCGCCGAGGCCTTCGACAACGCGGGCTTCATCGGTGACGGGTCGAGTCTGTACCACGGTGCGGTCGGCGTCGCCACGGCGATCAACGACGGCACGCACTCGGCTTCGGTGGTCACGGCGGCGACGAACAACGACGTTTTCGTCGACCTCACCCTGCCCGACTTCACGGCTTGCGTCGCGCGGCTTCCGCTCTACGCCCGCCGAAACGCCGCTTGGTACGTTTCGCCCGCTGGCTGGGGCTCGTCGATGCTGCGACTGATGACCGCCGCTGGCGGCAACGGCAAGGGCGACATCGCTGGCGGCTTCGCCGAGTCGTTCCTCGGATACCCGGTGCGGCTCGTCCACAGCCTTGAGAGCCGCCTGACGGGCACCGCCAACGGCGTTGCCTGCCTGTTCGGTGATCTGGCACAGGCCGCAACCTTCGGCGAGCGGCGTGCCGTGACGATCAAGACCGACACCAGCCGGTTCATCGAGTTCGACCAGACCCTCACCTTCGCGACTTCCCGCGTGGCGATTCTCGCCCACGATCTCGGAAACACGTCGAAGGCTGGCCCGCTCGTCGCGCTCAAGTTCGCCGCCTAAACCTAGAACTACAAGGAGAACCTGACCCCATGCTTCATCTCGCCAGCACGAAGACGGTTGCCAAAATCGGCAATGCCGACACGACAACCTCGCAGACCGCGACCCACACCATCGACACGCTCGGCTACGGCTACGCGTCGATTGACGTGGTGTTCGAACCGACCACGGCCACCTCCGACGCGATCTGCGTCGCGTGCAAGGTCGAGGAGTCGGACGCCAGCGGCAGCGGCTTCGCCAACGTGACCTCGTTGGTGGGCAACGGCACGGGCGGCTTCGCCATCCCGACGAGCGGCAGCAGGACCGCAGACAGCAACGTGGTGCGGCTGAACGTCGACCTCCGTGGCAAGAAGCGGTACCTGCGGGTGTCCGCGACGCCGGTTGCGGCCAGCGTGGTGGCGACCGTCGTGCGGCTCGGCCGTGCGGAAGTCGCTCCGGTGACTGCCAGCGAAAGCGGCGTGCAGATCGAAGTCGACGCCTGACGCTTGACACGTCGATCACAGTGAGCGGCAGGCAGGGCATGAGGCTCTGCCTGCCGTTTGCTTTTTGAGGGCACCGCATGATTGTTCGCGTTGGGAACACTGAGGCCGATGTTCGCGTCGAGGCAATCCTGTCCATGCCTCGCCTGAGTTTCACCGCGAACCACTTCGCGTGGGCGCAAGCACTCATGCCGTTGGGCATCCGCCCGACAATGGGAACCGGCGCGTTCTGGAGCCAAGTCAACACGCGCGTCATGGAGCAGTTCATCGACAGTGCCGAGTATTTGCTCGCAATCGACTACGACACTTTTTTCACCCGCGAAGACGTTGAGCATTTGTTCGCCCTCGCCCTCACGTTTCAGTGTGATGCCCTGACGGGTTTGCAAACAAAACGCGAAGACGGCAGGCCGATGCTCACGTTGAAGGGGACGCTCGACAACTTGCCGAATGGCGGCAAAACCGAGGTGCCCGTGCAGTGGTTCAGCGAGCCGGTGCAGGAGGTCGATAGCGCACACTTCGGCCTCACGGTCATCTCCACCGCTGCATTGAAGCGGTGCAAAAAGCCGTGGTTCTGGTCGAAGCCCGATCCGCAGGGATCGTGGAACGACGGCCGCACCGACGATGACATCTGGTTCTGGCGCAATTGGCGGGAGTCTGGCAACCGAGTCTACGTCTCGCCTCGCGTCGTGCTGGGGCACGGCGAGTATGTCGTGACGTGGCCGGGGAAGGATTTGAGCAAACCGGTGTATCAGTGGACAACCGAATTCACCAGCGCGGGCAAAAAGCCCGAGGCTGCATGGAGCGTGCCGCAGTAATGAAAATCAGATTCCAGAAGAACTACAGCACCTACCGCGTCAACGACGTGGTCGACTGCGACGAGCAGGTTGCGATTCGACTCCTTGCCGACGGGCGTGCCGTTCGCGAGCATCAGCAAGATTTGATCGAGACAGCGGCGGTGGAGTCGGTCGCCGAGCAGGCCGACGCCACACCGCGACGAGTGCAAAGGCAGAAGCATGAACTACCGAAGCCTCAAAACAACGACGCCGCCAGCGGTTGAACCGGTGACGCTGGCAGAGGCAAAAGCCCACTGCCGCGTTGACACAACTGCCGACGATGCCTACATCACGACGCTCATCGTCGCCGCGAGGCAGTGGTGCGAAGCCTATATGGATGAGGCGTTGATTCATCAGCAACTCGTCATGAGGATGGATGGATTCCCCGGAGAAATCCGCCTGCCCCGCCCGCCGATGGCGACCGCTGGCACCACGACTGCCGTGACGGTCACGTTCACACTGAACGAGAGCGGGCAGACCGCGACGCTCGCGACGAACCAGTTCCGCGTCGACCGCGACTCGACGCCCGGCGTGATTCGCACTGTCTACGGCGGCGCGTGGCCCGCATACCTTGAGGATTACAACGCCGTCACGGTGTCGTGGTGGGCCGGTCGCGGGGTCGATGGGGGCAGCGTGCCGCAGGCTGTTCGCAACGCGATCTTGATGCTCGTCGGCCTGTGGTACGAACGCCGCACGGCGGCTGACGCTACGAACCTCTCGGAGGTCCCGTACGGCGTGAAGGCGTTGCTCGACTGCTCGCGGTGGGGATCGTACGCATGATTGACCCCGGCAAACTCCGCGAACGCGTGACCGTGCAGATCGCGGGCGGCACGACGAACGCACTCGGCGAAACCGTCCTTGTGTGGGCGAACTCGTCGGCGGTGTGGGCGAGCGTCGAGGGGGTGACGGCTCGCGAGTCGCTGATGGCGGGGCAACAGAACACCGAAGTGACGCACCGCGTTCGGCTCCGCTATCTGCCGGGGCTGACGAGTCAGCATCGGTTCGACTGGCGTGGCCGCACGCTGGAAATCTCCAGCCTTCTTGAACACGGCAACAGGACCGAACACGAAGCCATATGCGTGGAGAAGCGAAATGGCTGAGTCTGTTGGCATCCGCCTCACGATGGACGTGCCGGGCCTTGAGCAAGTCCGCAACCAGTTCCTCGCGCTCCCGAAGAACCTTGCAGCGAAACATATCCCGGCGGGGCTGAAACGAGCCGCCGAGCAGGGCGGGACGCTGCAAGCGTTGCGGCAGAACACGCCGCGAGGCAAGACGGGGAACCTGCGGCGAGCCATCGCAGTCAAGACGAAGAAGTACGTCCGCAGTGGCACGGGCGTCGCCATCGTCGGGTTCCGTTCGGGCCGCAAGATGAACGAACCTTTCGACAACAAAAAACTGGGCTATCACCAAGGCCTCGTCGAGTTCGGCACCGAGGAGCGGTTCCGAAAAACCGCCAACGGACTTCGCGTCCCCACGGGCAAGATGCCCATAGGCGGCTCCTTCAAGCGACCACCAGTGCGGTCAGCGTGGGAGCAGACGCGAAGCCGCGTGGAGTCGCTGCTCGTCGCGGAGTTGGAGAAGGCGTTCGAAGCGGGTGCCCGTGAACTCATGGCACAAACCAAGGCATCACAGGGGCCGTTCTGATGGCACTGAAATCCCCCGAGGCGGTCCTCCGCAACGCACTGGTGTCCGACCAGAGCGTGCAGGCGTTGATTTCGGGGCGGATTTACCCGCTTCGGTACGTCGGCCCTGCCCCCATCCAGTTCCCGCTCATCATCTGGCGGCGAGCTGGAATCACGCGAACGCCGAGCCTCACCATCCCCGGCGGCGTGCCGAAGGTGGTCATGGAGTTGCTGATTTACGCGACCACCTACAACGTCGCCAGAGATTTGGCCGACAAGTGCCGGAAAGTTCTGGATGGGTACGCGGGGAGTTTCGACAATACAGAGGTACGGCAGGCCACCTTGGAAGACGAGTCCGACGATCTCGTCGATCAAGAGGGAGCCGAAAACTCGATCTACGTGGTTCGGCAGGAATACAACATTTTCTGGGTGGAGAACTGACGCATGGCATCCCACGGTCAAGGCACGACTCTGACGTTCGGCGGCACCGGCTACACGGTGACGAGCATCACCTACTCGATGAACAACGTCGGCGGCGACGATACCATCGACATCTCGCACCTCGGTCAATCGGTTGGTTCGAACGTGCTGACGATGGACCGCCCGCTCAAGGGCTCCGCGACCGACACGGGCCGCGAGGTGAGCATCGAGTACCTCGGCTCTGCGCCGATCACCGACGGCTCGACTGGCACGCTCGCCATCTCCGGCGGGCTGTCCCTCTCGGCCGCTGCGACCGTGCAGAGTTCGTCGGTCACGCTCGCCGTGAACGACGTGGTCAAGGGGCAGGCGACCTTCCGCGTTGCGCGAGTCTAATCGGCTGCGGGGGGCTCCGTGGCCGTTTACTCGCAAGGTGCGACGGTGACGTTCGCTGGCGTTACTGCCACGCAGGTGGTCAGCGTGTCGGTCGACGTTGGCGGAAGCCTGCCGAAATCTCGCGGCGGATCGTGGACCGACGAACTCGGCACGGTGACGGTCGAGATGATCGGCGGTCAGCCATATGGCTACGGCGTGTACGGAACGCTGACTCTGTCCGGTGGCGGGCTTTCGTTGACACAGCAGGCAGTATGTGTGAGCAACTCGCAGTCCGCACAGGTCAACGACGTGACGAAATACTCGGCCACGTTTCAACTCATAGGGTAAAGCAATGCCACTCACGAAAGAGCAGATTCTCGC